ATATTAATGAGTGATCCAATTAATATTTCTCTTAAATATGTTGAAGGAAAATGTGATTTAAAATGTGCTTATAATTTCAAATATACAAGTACTAGTGGTACAGCAAATAATTTTGTAAATACTATATTAATATATTTAGAAAAAACAAGCATACCTCCTGTTTTATATAATAAACAAAAATATAATGTTTTTCAAATATTAATTTCTTATCCGTCGCAAATTCTTTATAATGATAAGCTTGCAGATGCAGAAATAATTATTTTTCATACACCCGAACAGGGTGGAAAAGGATTAGTAGTTTTTTTACCTATTAAAATCTCAAGTGACTCTACATCTGCTACCACTGAAATTACTAACATTATTAAAAGTGTTTCAGTTTCTGCACCATCACAAAATGAAAAAGTAACCATTTCAGGCTTAAATTTGCAGAATATAGTTCCTAAAAAACCATTTTTTAACTTTGACTATATGAATTTTTATAATTGTATAGCATTTAGTTATTTAGATGCAATACCTATTAGCAGTTCTACTCTAGATACATTAAAACAAATTATTAAACCACAGACAAATCAAGCTCAAAAATCAACAGATTTCGGTTTATTTTATAACTCTTCTGGACCAAATTCAACAAGTTCATTAGGAGATGGAATTTATATTTCTTGTAATCCTACTGGTAATTCTGATGAGACAACAGAAGTAACATATGAAACAAATGCACCTGTTTATGATATGGGTAATATATTAGAAGACCCGAATTTTATATTAGTTGTGCAAACAATATTTGCTTGTTTAGTATTTATCGTAATATGTTTTATATGGAATTATGGTTATAATTTTATAGATGGCGAATTTAATAGTGGACAGATTACTAATGTAAAAGGATAAATGATAATGAAAGAATAAATAATAAATCAAATACTATTTATTATTTATTTGAACTGATTAAAAGTTAGACTAATTGGAACCATTCAAAGTTGAAGCATCATGTAAATTATCAAGCAATGGTTTATATGTTGCTTGTGTAAGAGAAGAACCAGATTCACGAATAGGTGCCATTTTTGCAACAACCTCTTGCTCTAAAGTATAAGGGAATTGATTAAATGCATTGAATTGAGAACTCTTTTTTTCTTCAGTAGGGACATATTTTTGAAGAGCATCTAATCCAGTAGTCATTGTGGAACGTCGTATTAAATCAAATGCTGCGAACAAAGCAAGTACCGCTAAAATAGGATTACAATTCATGAATAAATAGACAACTGTAATAAAGATTACTACTTTTCCTATAAGCGTGTCGACTACATTGGCCACAGATTCAGGAGTCTTGAATCCCATCACTAAATAAATAATCAGTAAGACGGCTAAAACTAGTTCACCTCTATGTTCTTTTTTAAATATTCTAGAAAAAGTTTCCATATATATCATAGGAATAGATTTTATTTACTACATTTCTAAAAAACCTTTTGAAAAGGATATAAATATAATTTACTAAATAATATAACTAATCATATTTCTACCATGAATAGCTATTTAGGACAAAAAGGCTATACAATTATCAAAAATGAGTTAACTATTGAGCAGCAAAAACTAATCAGGAATGACTTAACCATTAAACCATTTACACATGGATCCATAGGTGGTACTGAACAGAAAACTTTTCCTGCATATCGTGAATCATCTAATAAATTTTATGTACCTCATTATTATGGTGTTGAAAAATTTGGCGCACCAAAACAATATAAGATTTCAGAAGGTGTAAATATAGATTTGGAATTTGCGGGGCAGTTGCGTGAAAATCAAGAAGTTGTCGTAAATACATATTTGGAACATGTAAAAAGGGTTAAATTTGGTGGAGGTTTACTAGAGCTTCCATGTGCATACGGAAAATGTTTAGGTAAAAATACTGAAATATTAATGTATGACGGAACAGTGAAAAAAGTACAAGATATAAACGTTGGTGACTTATTAATGGGAGATGATTCAACTCCAAGAAAAGTTTTATCTTTAGCAAGAGGAATTGAACAAATGTATAAAATTAGTAGTAAAAAAGGAGATTCATATGTATGTAATGAAAGTCATATTATGTCTCTTAAAAGTTCATCAAATCATAGTAAAAAAATAAAAAAAGGAGATATTATTGATATTTCGGTTATAGATTATTTAAATTTACCAAAATGTTTTCATGGAAAAGGTGGTGTTTTATTAGGGTATAAAGTTCCTATTAATTTTGAAGAAAAATCTGTTGATTTTGATCCATATTTGCTAGGATATTGGTTAGGAGATGGCACAAGTAGACATACAGGAGTTACAATCCAGGAAAGTAGCGTTATTAAGTATATGGTAGATTTATTTAAAAATAAACATACAGATTTATATTTAAAATATACAGGTAGACAGTATGATTATAGAATAAATTCAATTAAAAAAAATAGTAATAGTTTTAATAATTTTTTGAGAACAAATAATCTATTAAAAAATAAACACATTCCAGATACATACTTATGTAACTCAAGAAAAATAAGATTAGAAATATTAGCTGGAATTATAGATTCTGATGGTCATTTTAATAAAAATTGCATAGAAATAACTCAAAAAAATGAAAAATTATTAGATAATATTGTTTTTTTAGCAAGATCATTAGGTTTTTCTTGTTATAAAAAACAAGTTAAAAAAACTTGTACAAATGCAAAAAATGGTCCAAAAGAAGGAATTTATTTTTTAACTAATATTTGTGGAAAAGGTATTGAAGAAATACCTACATTATGTCCAAGGAAAAAAGGTTATGTTAGAAAACAAATAAAAGATGCTCTTACTTATAGATTACAAATAGAGAAACTGAATATAGATGAATATTTCGGTTTTGAAATTGATGGAAACCGAAGATTTGTTCTTGCTGATTTTACAGTAACACATAATACTGTATTGTCTTTAAATATAATATCACAATTAAAAAAGAAAACGTTTATCATTGTACATAAGGAATTCTTAATGAATCAATGGATTGAACGCATTCAACAGTTTTTACCAAAAGCCCGTGTAGGAAAAATTCAAGGTCCTATTATTGACATTGATGATAAAGATATTGTTATTGGTATGCTTCAGAGTCTCTCTATGAAGGAATATCCAGCTTCCATATTTGAATCATTTGGTCTCACTATTATTGACGAAGTCCATCACATTTCTAGTGAAGTTTTTTCAAATTCATTATTTAAATTGGTAACTAAGTATATGCTTGGATTATCGGCCACAATGAACCGCAAAGATGGTACCACAAAAGTATTTAAAATGTTTTTAGGAGACGTTATTTTTAAAGGTAAACGCGATGAAGAGAGAAATGTAATAGTTCATGCTATCAAATATCAAGTGAATGATGATGACTTTAATGAAGTAAAATTGGATTATAGAGGAAATCCAGCTTATAGTACTATGATATCAAAATTATGTGAATATAATCGCCGTAGTGAATTTATTTTAAAAATTCTCTCTGATATGCTTTTAATAAACCCAAATCAACAAATTATGATTCTTGCACACAATAAAAATTTATTGAAATATTTACATGATGCTATAACTCACCGGAGTATAGCAACATGTGGATATTATGTCGGTGGTATGAAAGAGATGGCATTAAAAGAAACAGAATCTAAAAATGTTGTTATTGCTACATATAGCATGGCAGCAGAAGCACTTGATATAAAAACACTCACTACATTAATCATGGCAACTCCGAAAACAGATATTGAGCAAAGTGTTGGCAGAATTCTCAGAGAAAAACATAGTAATCCGATTGTAGTTGATATTATTGATAGTCATGATTTATTTCAAAACCAATGGCGTAAGAGAAAAACATTTTATAAGAAAGAAAATTATAAAATTATTTATACAGAGAATCAAACATATAATCCAGACACTGCTACTTGGTCAATAATACATGTACCAAATGGTTGTAAACCAGAGAGAAAAGTATCTAAAAAAAAGAATGTATCTAAAAAAAGTAATAGTTCATCCGATAGAAGCATTACAAATGATTCAGAAGATGAAACTCTAGATGAACCGAGTAAAGATAAATATGCGTGCGGTAAATGTTTACTAACAATGAAAAAATAAAATTTAATGGAAATAGAAAAATATATATTCTAAACTAGTAGTATTTTTAATATCTGCATATTTTTTTGTTTTATTGTTATTTATTTTTGTGCATTTTTGTAACTGTTCACATTTGGTATAATTAAAAAATATAATCATTATATAAAATATATCAAAAATTTACTTTTAAATCATTTTATATTTAAAATAAAAATTTTTTTAATGACCTCTACTAGGAAATCCTTTTCCTGAAAAATGATTATAATTATCAATTGCTTCATTTGTCACCTTATAAATAGGTGCAGGGTTGGCAAGAGCTGACTCATTTGCAGATAAAACTCCACCTATAGAGTAGGTGTTATAAAATGGCTGATTATTTTGGTATTGAGCATAACCTCCTCTCTGACGTCTTCTGCGAGTTTTAAGTTTACGAGTGCTGCGACTTTTGCGTCTTCGTGCTCCTTCTAAACTACTAGATACATAGCCAGATGACATTTTTGTACGCAAAGTTTTTTTTAAAGACTTAATTTTTCTTTTTACAGATTTTCCCATCTTCTTATATCTTTTAGTGATATTTTTTATTTTTTTCTTAAAAGCTTTTGCACCTCCTCTTAAAGATATTCCTGGTACAAATCCAGCCGCCGCATCTACATTGTTCTTTGCTCCTGCTAAACCAGGAGGACCAGGTATTTCATTACTTCCAAATGAAGCTGGATTATTTGAGCTGAATTTATTGACAAAATTTCCATTTACATTACTAAATGGTGCTGTTCCACCATAACCTAAATTAGACGCTGCAGATCCTGCTGACATATACTATATGGATATTATATTATTATAAAAATAATTTTCATAATCATGTAAAGGTTTTAGTATATATTTATATACTATAAATGACATCTGTTTCTATTATAACAATAACTCAATATTCAAGGTTTAATTGTTTACACCTTTTCTCATTTACACCTTTTCTCATTTAAAATGCCCATTTTATTTTTTATATGTATAATCCATGGGTA